ACCAAGGCAAAAGTTGCATTGGTAACTGGCTGATTGCGATATACACCGCGAATGATACGAACTGTGCTCATTTAGTCTGCTCCTAAAATGACGTTACAAAACAATATTGTATGCAGGTTCTCTTTTTGTGTCAACTTGGAACCGTTTGCTACAATTTCTTACTTACTATACAAGTATTATAGCAAAATGGCTATTTCTGATCAACCTGGGCAAAAATCCCCTATTTTTTGGTGTTGTTTTTTTGCAACGGATCAGAAACTGCTATAATTTAGTATCTTTGTATTGTATGAGAAAAGGATTTATTGGTCAACCCCGTTTTGTCTGGCAATCCAAAAGTCCTCGCCCAGTGGGTCACTGTCAATTTTGTTGCCATCTGCATCATACCACTGTAGATTGTTATTTTCAACATCTCCATGACAGAATGGAAGTCGTTCACCTGTTTTTGGCCAATACGGAAACACAATTTCAAAACTTATATTTTCTTTCTCTGCTAGTTCAAAGAACCATCCATTGTAATTTAATACGTCTGGTAGCATTTTAGGAGCAATGTTATTGATCAAAATATTCTGTCTGTGATCAATTTCAGGACTTGGTGTGTGTCTGTGATTATCTCGCGGAGTATAAAATCCAGGAGCTGTGGGTTCAAAATCATCTACCCATATCAATCCACTGCCGACACTCAGAATGCCAGACAGAACAAAAACATCAATTACAATAGGATCTGTCGGTACAGACTGCGCTTTGTGCTCGTATTCAAAAAAGGTTATTTCGTTGTTTAACTGCTGATCTACAGATCCCAAAAAGACTTGTTCTTTATTGATCGACACTGTTATTAACACCGGAGCATCGATTACTTGTCCTTTTAATTGCAATTTCATTATGACATTCCTTGTTTCGTATATGTATAGATTTTTATTATTTGCTCAAAAAAAACCCGCTCTGAGCGGGTTTAACAACAATCCAAAGATTGAGTCTTAAACTACTTTGTATGCTGGCTGTGCCACATTAAAAGTAATTGTTTCGCCAGCGGCTAGCTCAAAAAACCAACCTTGCCAGTCTGGATTTGCCTCATTACCGCCGGGCATTGGGTCCACTGGAGTAGCAGGCCAGTCTGGCAGAGACCCATTGATTAAAATGTTGGTTCTGAGATCTGTTCCTTCGAGGCTTGATGGCCAAACATACTCTGGGGGAGTAAATTCAGGCACATAAAGTTGAACATCACCGCAGGAAATTACGCCTGAAGTAACTGACATTGACAACGCTAAATTTTCTGCAGTGGAAGGCAATGGAATTTCATTTGTGTATAGAGTAATTTCTGTATCAAGTGGTTGTCCTGTGCCAACTTGCCCTGAAAAAATCTCAACACCGTTTTTTAAAATTGTCACGGCCGATGGCGTTGCAAAAACACGCCCTTTAAAAATAAGTTGCATAATAATCTCTCTTTTTACTAGATTTTCTAGCTTTTAAAATCTACACGACATCAGGCTAGCCGCTTGAGAGCAGAGCACAGCCCGGTCTAATCAAAGTGCAAAACAGTCGTGTCCGAAATGCACGTAGATATTTATACAATTACGCCCAATGCCGCAGGATCATGGGATCTGCTACTTCGTGTGGTTTAGGGTTACCGTGAAATACCAGTATACTAGCAGGATCTAATATTTTTGCAGATTCTCCGGGATTCCTATGCTTTTTTGTTTTGAAGTCGTAGCCACCTTCTTGCAGTTCCCAGCGCCAGCTTTTTACACGATTGATGTCAAAGTATCCAACTCTACTAGGGGGTATTTTTTCCTGGATAAAATCCTGATCGCCGTGCCATCGCCCACGACGCTGTGAAACATCTTCGTAATCAAACTCTTGATAAACACGATTCCACTGTGCAGGATCAAACCACATCACTGATGAGTTGATGGTCTGTCGGCCAGGGCGAAACAAATATTTAAAATCTCGCACCGCCCAAAACCGGTCTGTGGGCAACTGCCAAATCCAATCAATGTTGTTGACTATTACTGTATCGAGATCAAAATACATCATTGGGCCCGAATGATATCTTGGATCAAACAACTGTATTTTGTACCACCAGGATTGTTTGGGCCCTCGAATTCCAGGCCATTCGTGCAATTCATGATGTATCATGTGTGCTGGGATTATTCTGTGTTTTTCTGTGTACACATGCATGCGTACCTTAGGAGTGAGATTTCGACACAAACTGTTATAAAGTCGGTCAACATACTGCCAATCATATCTTACATCATGTATGAGGCAGGCACAGTCCACTACTTCGGGTGCAGTGCTGATTCTATTCGTTTTAGCCACATTCCCTCTTTAATTTCGTTTACTGTGTATTCTGTATGACAGATTTCTACCAGCCACTGATCGCGATCTACAGTGTAAGGTTGTTCAATGTTGTTCATGGTTATACTTACCGGATGGGCCAGACTGCTGGCATCAACTATGGGCCTAGTTCCTGCAAGTGCGGCCTGTATGCCTGGCCCTGAATTATAGTTAACCATGGCATGGCAATCAAAGGCCAAGTTGTAGCTATCATAGGTATTGATTACCTTAACGGGTGTCTCTATCACAACATCCTTGGGCAAATGTACCAGGCCAGCCCAATTCAAGGCACTGCGAGGATGTGGGCGTACCACAATAGGGCGATCTGTGACTTTTCGTAATTGTTCAACCTGATCCACCACCCAGCCTTCTATGCTAGTCAGACCTACTACCTGCTGACTGCGGGCATGTTGTGCGGCAATGATTATCCTAGGATTGGTGCTGAAATTCAATGCTATGCTAATGCCTAACTTACGAGGACGGTCCCAATCCAAGTTTTCTGTGTGTCCATAATAGCCATTGGCAGTGATAGAATTTACAGCTATCTTCCAGGTTTCACCGCGATACAAAGCACCTATGTCTATGATAACAACTGGACGACTTAGACTTCTATAGTGTGACCATACTGCCTGATTGGCTGTCATTCTGCCTGCCCATAACACCGACCATATAATGGCCGCATCACAATCATAACTGTTTTGTTCAATGGTATGACCAGCACGTCGTAGACTATCCAACATGGCCTGCATGACTAGCACACTGTTTTGGGCACACTGAGAAGGAAAGTAGGCTATACGCATAAGGTTAAATATTTAACTATGAATATACCACCCAGTGAAGGAACTTGTACTCAAATTGGCCCGTTTATCTATGCCGCTTGCGACAGTGACTATTTTGCTGAGTTTGGGCAAGAATTTATAAACAGCATACAACAACACACATTGTTTGGCATACACATCCATGTGTTCAACCCTACTCAATCACAGCTTGATTTCTGTCGTGCTCGAAATGTTTCTGTGACTTACGAATTAGTACCATTGGACTGGTTTGTGTCCATGCCTGTTGATCGATTAACTCCTAAACAATTAGAGCGCACTCACACTGCCATGGAAAAAAGCAATGACCAATCTATAGCAGAACGCCTGAGAAAAACCTACTATGCTTGTGTTAGATTCATCAGACTGCAAGAAGTGTTTTCTGGTACCACCACAGTGTTTGCGGCCGACATAGATGCTGTGGTAAGATCTGCCATTCCTACTTTGACAGTACATGATTTCTACATACATCATATCACAGGAAAAAAAGCAAGATTTCTAGCAGGTGGGTTATGGCTAAATTCCACTGGGTCATCTGCTAAGTTTTTACAGGAATATGCAGACAGTCTGAGATCCAGTATTGAGCAAGATTATATCTATTGGGGACTTGATCAGGATGTGCTGGATCCCATTGTTCCGCGATACCAATATGGAAATTTGCCAATTGAATACATTGATTGGGACATGAAAAAAGACAGTTATGTGTGGACTGCAAAAGGTCAGCGTAAAGATTTAGAAATTTTTAAAAAAGAAAAACTCAAATACAAGGAATAAACATGGCAAGAAGTTCAAAAAATGGCAAGGCGTGGACAAAACAGCGCATAACAGAATTGATTACACAGCCCGCAAACATATTAGACATCGGTTGTGGACAAGGAACGTATAAAAATTTATTCCAGGACAACGACGTTGTTTCCCAATCAAACTGGGTTGCTGTGGAAGTTTGGGAGCCATACATTCGCAAATACGCACTGACAGAAAAATACAATCGTGTGATCAATCAAGATGCTAGACAACTGCCTTGGCAAGAACTAGGACAGTGGGATTTAGTGTTCATGGGCGACGTGCTTGAACACATGACCAAAGAAGAATCACAGGCTCTGGTTGATTCTGCGTTGAATCATACTCGGTGGATACTGATCAGTATTCCCATTGTTTACTTGCCACAAGGTGCTGACCATGGTAATCAATATGAAATACATGTCAAACCCGATTGGTCTGATGAAGAAGTTCGAGCTTCATTTCCCAACATAGTAGAACACCATGTTGAAGGTATCATTGGAGTTTACCTGTTGCAGGGTCGCAATTAAGATTTGACCCAGTTTCTCATGTGTGCCCAGCAACGCCCACTTTGAGTGTCTTCAAAGCTCCAATGTGCTTGTGCTAGTTTTCTAATCCATTGTTCACGGTCAGGCATCCATGGAGATTCAATTTTACTAAAATCTCTGTTGGCAACATCACCGGCTTGACAGTATCCTGGATCGTCTGTGATAAATGCTGGAATGCCCTCTATGACAGCAACTGAGCTGGGAGTTGAGTTATGACACACTAACGCCCAACAGTTGACTAAATCTTCTGTTATGTGTCTTTCTTGTGGACTTATAGTGGCATTGTATTTTTTTAATAGATCAGCGTACCTAGGATAAGCCTTCCAGTCCCCAGGATGCCAACGTATCACAATGGGACGATCGCTGTATTGTCTAATTTTAGTAAATGTTGTTTCTAGCCAAACCATTAGATCAAACCCACGCATGCTCCAACCCAGTGGTCGTTGCAGTGTGATAAGAATGTGACTGCCAGCATTACGCCAAGGTTTTAAATCCATGTTGTAGTCTCTGCGCATGTTGGCCCAATTCTCTTCACCTGGGCTGTCGTTGCAATAGATACCAGTGGCAGGAAACACACCGTTGAAACTGTAGCGTAGATATTTTTTAGGATTGGCTCGGTCTTTGTAGATAAAAACATTGCTGTCAATACTCAACCAATATCGCTTGAGTTGTTCCTGTGTGTCTATGACCATTTTACGAACCTTGTAGTGAGCCAGAGTAGTTTTGGCTGCATTGGCTCCAAACGCATTACCAATGATCACACCCACATCACAAGGTTCATACGTTGAACTTCTAGTGGCCACAGAGTCGTCACCTGACAATGCCGCACCTTGAGCAAACAAAGTCAAGGCCTTGACCTTTTCTTCACCGTTGATATGAGTCGGCAGACTGTTTAGATAACTTTTAACAACTAACTTTTTCACGATTACGATTTTCCATTACCATACGCCAGGCATCACCGTACAGCATTTCTTCTAATGTAAATTGTCCATAGGCCAAGCTGTTGCACCACTGACGTACCAAATCCTCATCTGGATAATATGGGGTTTCTATCAAGCTCAAATCTTGCAATGACATCTGTTTGGCAGCACTGGGTGCCAGCGTAAAAGCTGGAATACCATAGGCCACTGCTTCAACTGCGGCAATGCTTTGATATGTCACCATACAAAAAATGTCGTCGTCTAATGCTTCGTATATTGTTTGTTTTTGCGTTCGATCAGTTCTACTGCCTTTTTCTCTGACAACAATTTCTCGATCTGTGTGTTGTTTGATTGTGGCAATAGTCTGCGCCTTCCATTCGGCAGGATCCTGATTGTAATACTGACATGGCTTTTGAGACGGCATCACTACCAATATCTTAGAACCAGATTTTTTCCAACCGGTCCATTTCAACTTTGAATCAAATTGAACCAGCCGATTCCATCGATCATCCGGAACTCGGAGTATGGCTTCTTGTTGCATTTCATTGATGCAAATTCTGTGCCATATTTTTTTACTTTTTAGATTGGTTAAATTTTTGTAATTTCCAAAATATCCGTTTTCTAAAAAAATGTAATCTTGTTTGTTTTCAACAGCACTTTCCATAAATTTATGAGAAGCCATGGCTCTGACAACATACGGCCCTGGCATGTCTCGCAATGATTTCAGTGTCACTGTGTTATCTGCTATAAAGATATCTGGCAATGATGCAGTGAACAACATGCAATAATCAATGTGTTTTTCAATGCTTACTATTTTATCAAGCAACATTGATATGGCCTGATTGTATTCTTGTCTTTTGGTTTTTTCTAGCTTTCGTTGTTTTTTGACCTGGCTTACAACTTCTGGTTTTTCTTTTTCCAACTCTTTGAATTGTTTATAATATTTTAAATACTCAAGCATCATGATTCGTTGCCCCTGACCTTGTCCGTATTTTTCTAAATAGTCAACAGTGGGATTATTTCTAACTACAACAATTGGTTTCATTGATCAATCCTTTGCTGACAATATTCTGTAAACAGTCTTTCTCTGTGCCATTCGTCGGCTTGGGGCGTGTCAGCAAATTCGTGAAAGCACGGAGTACCCAGGGTATAGTGTAACAGTTTGGCCGCAGGGTTTGGACCATACTCGTCGGGCAACCAATTCCATTCAGGTGGTAACTCACCAATGCGAGCATCATCTAACCACGTGAAGCGGTGGAGGAAACTACCTGTGGATTGTTGAACAAACTCTGGCGTAAGTCGCCTGTTAGGAAAGCTACTACAATTCCACAAAATAACACTACTCCAATTTTTTCTAGGATAATCTTCATTCTTTGCTCCCAAGTACTTGACTGGCATCCGAGTTTTGTAATCGTGTTTGACCACCATGACATCTTTGTCTATTTCTTTAAGATTCCAAAGCTGGGTAATATCGTCACGTACAATCATGTCACCGTCTATGAATATTGCCCATCCTGTGTAACTCATCAAATGCGGAACTAGAAATCTAGTATAGATAAAATGGTTACTACCATCAGTGTGTGTTTCGTCATAGTCTTTGAACAAATTCAATGCCACAGGATGTATGGCCACCGGACGAGTAGCATGTCTGATAATTGAGTTCACGCAGGTGTGATACGCAATAGCTTCCCTAGGATCGTAGCCTATAAAGATGGGAATAATATCGTTCATTGTCGCTCTATATCAGTTTCATCGCAACGATCGCCGTACTGTATTTCTATCACTTTTAACGGCTCAGTACCTTCGTTGGCCAGTTGATGCCACTCACGTCGATTGATAACTATCATTTGATTTTGTGTGTATCGGCCATGTAACTCAGCATCTGATGATCTGTTTACGGTATAAAGGCTGGCTTCACCTTCACTGACAAACCAAACTTCTCCGCGGTCTTCGTGGCGTTGCATGCTCAGAGTCTTGCCTGGATCTACTGTGAGTTCTTTGAGTTTGACGTTTTGATTGGGTTCATGCAACACACGATAATATCCCCAGGGCCTTTCTGTCTTTGGTGCTCGCCATTCCTCTAGTATCCAGCTACTAGAGTTGGCTTTGTTAAATCCGCCCACACCAAACACAAACCTTAAATTGGGGTCTACAACGTCCATCTCAGGAATGTTTTGATCTGTACGATCACCACCATTGGCAAATATCAATTCTGCTCGGGGGTAATGCGCTCGAACTTGTTGTATAAAATGTCGAGCAGATCCATCAGAGTCATCAAAGGTGTAGACTTCATCTACCATGGCAAGATTATTGATGATGCATAAACGCTCGTTCCAGGGCATGAATGCTCGACCTTTTTTACGCTCTAACCATTCGTCGCTGTTTAGGCCAACAATTAGCATGTCGCCCAGGGTTCGAGCTGATTTAAAATAGGAAATGTGTCCGGAATGTACAGGGTCAAAGCCTCCGGTGACTAATACAATTTTGTTCATGTGCATATTTATAATACACACATATTACGGTTATGGTATTACTGGTGACCCATCCAGCTCAGGCTTTTATCTATCCAGGGCAACACAAGATCATGTTGTCTTAGGTATCCGTACTTGTTAATACATTCTTCAGCAGAAGCAGGTAACAAGCCTTTTTCAGCAAGACTGTACCAGGAAGTGTTGCGAGGATCACTGGGCCCTTGATCACTTTTATAAACTATGGCATGCAACCAGGGATCATTTGGCTGTTTCAAGAAAAAACCTGATCTACAATCCCAACCTGCAACGGCCAACATGTGTATTAAGCTGACCATGGTATGATTGTAATAGCACCCTGATTGTTGGTCAAAGGCTTGCCGATTAAATTCCATATTGGTAGCTTGAGGTAATATCAGTACCATCATACCGTTGTCGGCACACAGTCCTCTCCAATTGACCAAGCATTGCATGGGATTGGTCATGTATTGAAAAGTGTTGTGGCACCATACCACGTCAAAGGCACGTTTGGTTTGCTGTATGGTTTCTAAATCACTGCGTTGATATGATATCTTGAGTTCTCTTGCTTCTCGTCTAATGCCGTCAATTTGATCTATGCCCATACACTGTATGTTCAGTGGGATAGGGTCATCGTCTCTAGTGGTACGGCTTGCCCACCATTGCAGATCTAGAGCATCAGTGCCGCAACCAAGATCTACCACCCGACCCACACTTTCCATAAAATCATCGTGTTCGTACAAGCAGTTTAGAGTTCTCAAACTGTGTTCATGACTTTCTTGAGGATTTTTAAAAGTTACCATAAATCAATTCATCTAATTTTTCTGTGTGTTGGCTAATAGCCGTTGTATGTATCTCTTTTATCAACTCAGCATTATTTTGAAGACGATGCCAATGTTGTTTTCTTAATTCTGCTAAATCTAAATTACAAACTTGTCTAGCCAACAACACTACCTGTGTCATTCTTATCCAGGGATCTTGAATTTGATCGTAGCTGTGATTTTGGAATAGATCATCAAACACATCAAACCCCATACGTCTTACTTGATCGACTAGACCAGGAACTGCATACCACAGTGGAAACTGATACCATGCCATGGCTTTGAATGTTTTTTCTGTGATAAAAATACTGCGCCATGTGTTCGGATCAACTTGACTGGAGCTTTCCACCACAAGATTCACAGGTGCTCTATAAAAAAAATCATGATCTATACGATGCTGAAAAACCTGATCAGCCATTGGGCGATCTACAATCATAGGATAAGGTTGTGGCCATATGAGCCGTTTAATATCGTTGCCTGGCTCAACACCGTTGGTTCCAAAAGTTATTATGAGTTCGTCTTTGTGAAACTTAGACAACAATCGTTTTGCTATATTACCTCGAGTTATGCTTGGCCTGCGCATAAGGCACACTAACTTGTGTGTGATCTCTAACTCTGCCCAGTTGACATGATAGTGTTCTAAATGCATGAACCAATTACCGTTGTATATCAATCTAGTGGGTAAGCAAATTGCCGGGTACGGTAATCGATCTACATCTATCACTGAACTAAACGCCACGCGAAACTGTGTTGGTGGCAGTCCTTGAGAGGTTAAAAACAAAAACAAATGATTGACATCATTATGATCAATGCCTTCAGGCTTTAGATCAACTATCCAGGTATATTTGTTAATGTCATTGACAGTTAGGCCAATCTCGTTGAGATCATCGACCACCACTTGATCAATCTCGGTGGATCGCAGAGTTTCCGATGGTAGATTTCTCCAAGCATCGTAGAAAATAAAATTGTCTTGTAGTCTTGCACGATGCATATTAGACTTGTATGTCTTCCATGCCAGCTGTGCGTAATCGAACTATGTGACCCATTTGCCATTGTTTGGTGTCAAGTCCTTTCATAATACCCAACCAGCGATTACGCAACAATGCTACTTCGTTGATAATAGTCTCAAAGTCTATAACTTCGTCCTCGCCATCTACATATTTTTCAGCATCTCGCGATGTTAAAGCACGTTGATATGCTTCTAGATACTTTTGAAAGTGGCGACGTCGAATTTTTCGTAGCTGTATATTGAGATAGTTTAAGATAGCTTCTATCTCCTGAAGTTGATTGAATCTGTGCTCTGTAATACCTGGCAACTCTTTAATATTGTGTTCTACCATGCCGCCAATGCGACACTCACGACGAGCACCGTCCAGTTCTTGTTCATAGTATGCTATGAAATCAGGAATTGCTCCTAAATTTGCTACTACTCGGGTATACCACATTTTTTAAATTCTTCCAATATCCAGGGAAATACTTGGCGCCAGTTTGTGCCTCTTCTACGATCTTTTTCATCAAGAAATGTTTTTAAGTCCTTCATTCGTCGAATATCAGGTTTAGTGCCTTCGATCTTTGACAAAATACTGCTCATATATTTTTTTGATAGTTTGTCTTCGTTGTTATTTTCAGGCATGCAGTCTAGTATCTGTTTAATTTCTTTTTCAAACACTTCATACCCTAATAGGTCAATCTCAAGACATTCTATCAAAGGTTCACCTTCACTGAAAAAATGTCCTATTGGATGTACTTTGTTCCACTCTTTTAATTTTTTCAGTAGAGCAGGCATGGATCTGATTGTTAAAACTGTGATTGTTTGATTGATGTTTATTTTTAGCCATTTATGTTTCATCAGAATGTTAAAATTTTTTTCCCATTGGTCCAGCTTCACTCCCCATCTTACATGTTCTTGATCTTTGTCCCAACAATCTATGCTACAAGTAATGTCGACTCTTTTGAGACATCGGTTGATCAACAAAGTTCTACATTGATCTAAGAATTTTTCTAGCGTGTCCTCTGAACACGTGAGATTTGTAACCACATTAAATTCACAGTCCGGATTTGGAAACTGTTCAAATTTATCCAATAGCTCAAATAGCTCTTTTTGTAAGAAAGGCTCACCTCCAAGGATATGCAATCGTTTGACTTTTTGAAAATCTCGCTCAAACCACTGCCAAAAATATGGTACAAGATTTTTGTACTGACCTTTGGGCTTGGCAATCAAACGCACTCCGCCTTGTTGGAAAGAACCAAATCGTCGATTTTCATCTTCATTGACTGAACTGAATCCCATGTTGCAATACAGGCAGCCAAGATTGCAGGTATTGTTGAAATATACCTCGACTATAGAAGGATCAACAATAGTAGCAGTAGGATCCTCATATAGTATATCCGGAGACAAATTTGGTATGCTTGACATCCGCATACGATCACTGGTGCCACCACGATCTTCAATATTTTTACAGTATTGGCAACTTTTATCAGGCCAACGGCCTTCTAGCATTGCTTGTCTATTTTGTAACTTGATATCTGTATTATGAAAATTAAGAAAGTTTTCTGGAGTTAATTCCGAATCTGCTGTTCTATGACAAGATCTTGTTATACCTTGCCACAACAACAGAGTACTCCAGCTCCATTTCAACTGACATGCGGTGTCAGTTTTAATAGGAAAAAATTTCTTATCTGCCATCAATACTCGTCCTCGTAGTCGTCGTCCTCTTCCTCTTCTAGCTCTTCTTCTTCTTTGAGGTATTCGGCCAACGCTCGTTTGATATCTCCATCGCCTTTGAAAGCTGATTTGATTTCTTCAGCTGACACATCATTGTCGATCAATACACTGACTAGAGTCTCTGCGGCTTCATTGCGATCAACTGAGTTGACATAACGTTTTATTTCTGACCAAATTTCACTTGCTAATTCAACTGACATCTATTACTCCTCTGTTGTTTGTTCTTCAGTACTTACCGTTTCTTTTTGGTTTTTAAAATCGGCCATTACCTTGTCTAAACAACCGTCCTCATTGCTTTCCCAGCCTTTGCGGAAATACTTAATAATTTCGCCATCGCTGGTCACAAACATCAGACGATTACCATCTTTCTTGAGCAGTCCTTTTTTCTCTGCCAAGTCGGTGAGTCCTGAATAGGGATTCATACCTGTTTCGTAAGGAATTTTAACCTGTACACCTTCAAAAGGTTTTGCGTAACGAGTTTTCATAACCTTGCATGCGGCGCGAATACCCATGACATCACTTACTTTGTTGCCATCTTCGTCTTCTTTGAGCTT